AGAGGCACAGGTGCTGGCCAAGGTCTTGCAGCGCAAGTATCGCAAGGACAACTTGTACATTGGGAAGGTGGGTGCTTGGCTCCCATGGGATCCATCGGAGCACTTGATGCCAGAGGTTGAATATGCGGAGAAGGAGTTGAATGAGTTGATGCGTCGCTACAAGGAGAACGAGGCCAACAAGGAGATCTTCTTCGCAGAGGAGCGTGAGGCAAAGATTAAGGCACAGAAGGAGGAGAACGAGCGTCGCAAGCGTGAGAATCAGCAGAAGGCATTGGAAGATGCAGCTGCTCCCGTTCATCCTACGGAGGGTGTGTTGCGGGACGCATAAGGACTACCTTTAGGTTGGCGCTTAATGCCGAGGTCCTTCTTGCTTTTTAACCCATACAGACGGCCCTGAATTCTTCTTTTTGAGGAACTCTGGGTTGTATTGATCTGCCGATAACATCGCACTTTGGAACGGACGATTGTCTGCCCAGAGAGATTGATCGCAGAGTCGGAATGGTGGATGATCAGATGCTTTATACCAGAACACCTGATCTTCTAACTTGTTAGATGACACGTTGTTACAGATAACCAAGCATTCATAGTTTTCTGTACATTGATCCATGAACATACAGAACATCTCAAAGGTAGGAAACATACCTGCGTAGTTCTCGTAGATACGGCGACGATTGCCGAGAATGTTCTCGCGTAAAATGAAGACAAAATCTACGTTTGTACGCAAGTTTGGTGTAATACCGAGTGGGTACTGCATCGTAATCATTGTAGATAAATCCACGTGACGGCCGTTCATAAACACGTAACGAGTGGATTCTTCTTTGATCCATGAACTATCATACAAACAATCGTCCAGAATCAAGAAGGCACGAGGATCCAGATTTGAAGATCCACCACTAGTTGTCTTTTGTTGGTTTCGTTTCTGTTTGACAGCCATTTGACGCTTGATGACATTCATAACAATGTCTGGCGAATACTTGTCGTGAATAAACTTGGAGGGAACCATGTGTTGAAAAAACTCGTTCGCAACCTCTGTTCCGGAAATGACAGTTCCTACTGGAAAACACTGCTGTGTGTTGTAGAGAATATCACGTACCAAGAAGGACTTCCCGGTATCCTTCTTACCGATAATGACAATCATAGGAGATTTGCGTGAATCAATATCACATCTCTCCTTAATCATGTTTATATCGAACTTTCTCAATTCGAAGTTCATCTATTTAAACATCACCAAAATACTTTTGTCGTTCAGTTCGCAGGTTTGATTGCCGTGCCCCAAAACAATGGTGAAGGACCTTCGCTCAACGGCAGTTTCTATGAAATTGAACCGCCACACTCCCTTAGACACAACTGCTTGGAAGCTTCAAAACGCTCAGCCGTTCTTCCCTCCTCTTGAAAAATTATTCAAGACAGACAATATATCGTTGTTGTCCGAATACGGAGTAAAGCTTACGGAAGAGGTTTCCAAGGTTATAGATGAAACGTATATTGAAACGTCCAAAGGTAGAACAACCCCAATTCATCGCAAGACAACGATGATTCTGAGCCCATTCAAATGGATGCGTGGAGATTATGGTGTCTTTGGTCTTCCGAAACCAGAGGACGTCGCATCGGATATGCAAGAGAAGCTTCAAAGTCCAAACACTGCGGGATATGTTGGAGCACTCGCAAGTATAGCTTTGTCTGAATCAGGATGTGTTCATTTCCCGAAGGTGTATGGTGTCTATGTTGGACTTGCGGATGATCATACCATTGATATTTCGGATGACTACGAAGATCTTTTGGAACGGAAATGGTTTGCGGATAATCTTGGAAAGACATTTGAACTTCGTTTGCGTCATCCTGATACACATGCAGAATTCCATCACACGCGTAGCCAACGTCCAGGTGTCATGCTTGGAGAAGAAGAACTCTTGGATGGAGTAGAAGATGTAGAAGCGGATCATGTCAGTTCTCCTTCCACACGCTCGCACGAACTCAGTGAAGGAAGCTCTGAATCGTCTCCTTATGACGAAGACGATACAACCGAAAGTTCAGACGATGGATTTGAAATTGAATCCTGCGTTTGTTCTGTAGATAGTGATGAAGAAGAGGAAGAAGCGGATGAAGAGGAACCCTTCGCATGGGCAACGTTTCACAATGTTCCCGTGATTACTACAGCTATGGAAGTATGCGAAGGAACGTATTATGACCTCATCAAAGAGCACACAGAACCTGAGAAACATGCTGCTTGGATTGCTCAGATTGTCTTCGCACTTGCCTATGCGCAACGGAACTATGGACTGGCACACAATGATCTCCATGGAAACAATGTCATGTACGTTCGTACTTCAGAAGAGCATATTTGCTATCGCCACAATGGAGTATTGTACAAAGTTCCTACCTATGGCTACATCATGAAGATCATTGATTTTGATCGCGCAACTATGTCATTGCGTTTGATTGGAATGAAGGATCCAAAGCAGTTTGTCAGCAGCCAATTCTATCCAGATGAAGAGGCATGTGGTCAATACAATATGGAACCATTCTTCACACAGAAGCATCCACACATTCCACCTTCCGCAAGTTTTGATTTGTGTCGGTTTGCGACTTCTGTGTTCTGGGATATGTTTCCAGAAGGTCCAGATGCGGAAACGTCAAATCCATTAAGGGAAGTTTTCCTTCAATGGATGACCCAAAGTGATGGGAGTTCCGTCATGTTCCGTGAGCAGCGTGATAATCATGATCGCTACCATGGATTCCATTTGTACAAGGCAATTGCGAGGTATTGTAAGGACGCAGTTCCTCGTCGTGAGATTACAAAATTAACGGCGTTTCGTGTTGCCAATCTTCCGCTTGGCACGCCGTGTCTTTTTATTGAGTCGTGAGCGACGCTTTCCTCCAGGAAGTCCAGGATCTTCTTCCACTTTCATATCAGTGACCGTTTTTCCTTTCACTGTAATCTTCACTGTATCTCCATCTTTGGGCATATCCAGTCCAAATTCCATTGCGAGATCGCCTACAAGTTGGTCATGCACTGCATTGCTTTCGTCGAAAGTAAACGTATACACTCCATCCTTTGGTTGAACGCCCAACCGACGTATGTAGGCCATTCGATTGTAAGATGCCATTATCTCTAACCGAAGAATAAACGGCGAATGCGTAGATTCCTTTCGCTTCTTGGATTTGCCCTTTTTGTAAACATTGTATTCACGCTCGTGACGTATGTGTTCTTCTATGGTCAGTTGCGAGGAGCGACAAGTATCTTTGACTACTTTCACTACGCAGTTGGGTCCTTGACCACATCTGAGGTCGCAGGAATGATTCCAGAGACAACAGCTCTTCGTGTCTGGACCTCGCTCTACGTGTTAAGTGCATGGGTCTTTATCATCTGGGCCGCTATCAATCATATTACAAATCTAAAGTTTGGTCGTCTAGGTTAGATCGATCTATTTTGATTCGTGGTATTTTTCACGCTTTTTTGCTAAGATTTCTTCGCGTTTTTTGTAATAACGCTCTTTATTTTTAGCATCTGATTGTTCTTTATGTGCCAAATAGTACTCTTTTTTCTTTTGCTTAAGTTCATCCTTATGAGCTTCGCGGTATTTACGCATATATTCGGTTACTTCTGGATTTCCGGTTCTTTTTTGTTTGTGGTACTCTGCTAGGGTTTCTTTATTCCGTTCAGTATGCTGTCTTTTGTATTCTTTTCTTTCTTCTTCAGTTATATACGCCAATATATTGTTCAAGCAAAATGGGTCGGTTTTATTTGATTTAATATATTCATTCTCTTTCATTGTGAGCTCACGTCTATTTTGACATGGACAATCTTGAACCAATATTATCCTGACATTTTTCCACCCTATAGCGTTTATATGTTGATAAACTCTATATGGTTGAGTTTTTGAAGCTTTTTTATGGTCACGAAGACGAATTCTGAGTTCGTTAATCGTTGAACCGTAGTAGTAATACCCATCGCCACATTCCAATTTATATATTTTAGCACTTTCGTATCCCATTGTATGAAATTGTATGATTTTCTTTAAATTCTTTACCAATCCGGCTTCCCAACGAACATCTCTTGCGCGGTCTCGGTCACGGAAGCGACTTTCTCAACAACGTCGGGTAAAGAGTCGCCGCCAACGGCGTATGTAACTCCACTTGCAATCGCACCTGCTCCGATGGCAAGCTTTGCGGCATCCATGATCTCAACGGGTTGTTGCTTTGAACGACGATCATAAACGTACAGAACGACAACTACGACTACAACGACGGCGGCTATCATTCCAAGGGTTTGAACGTCCATCATCTTTGTTCAGCGGAGGTGGAACGAGTTTCAAAGATTTAACGAAACAGTTTCTGATTCCTTCAGTTTTGCCTCCAGCTCATCTTCGGTATTCACAGATGCCTTGTCATCATCAAAGTCCAATTTTGTATCCTCCCCAAGCGTGATCTTAGGTGGCTCTTCTTCCTCCTCTTCCTCTTCTTCTGACTCCTCGTCATCGGTTTCAAATTCATGAACATCGTTCTTATCTGCGAATTGAAGAGATGGCTTGGCTGGCTCAGGAGCAGGAGCGGCTTCTTCGCGAGCATGGAAATAGGCCTTGCTGATTTCACGCCAAGGAATGAAACTATCAATCACTTCGGACAATGTGGCCTCCAACGTGGCCTCAATGTCACGACGATTCCGAGCTTGCTGTTCAGACGATACACCGATTGTCTTGAACAAATATGCTGCCGTCCAACTCTTCCGCGCGGAACTCTTGTAGAAGGCATGTATAAACTTGGACAAACTTGGCCGTTCAAAATCAACCTTGACATGTGTAGCATCGGAATGTTGTAAGCTTGCGAAGGCACGAATGTAGCTCACAAACACACCCAGAAGCAAGTCCTCAATGTAATCACACTTGGATGCGATCCGAATACGATCTACCTCTTGATCGATCACTTCGTCGGACCACTGAGACACGCGTGTCAGAAGGTTCTGAAATGTTTGAAGGGTCTTTTCGGGTTGGCCGTTGCGCTGGCAAGCTTTCAACGCATTGTCATAGATGCTCCAGAGACCATCGGCTACATGAGGAACGAGAACGCGAGCAAGATTGTCCCGCAAACTTTGTTTTACAAAATCCGTACTCATTTGTTTAGACAGATGGGCAAGAGTTCAAACAAAATAGACGCGAGATGAAACTGATTGCTCTTTTGATGGTCCGAAACGAATCCAAGATTTTATCTCGCTGTCTTGAATCTTTGAAAGGTGTAGTAGATGCCTTCTGTATTCACGATACAGGATCTACAGACACTACGCAGGACATCGCACGTGAATTTTTACAGAAGGAATTGGGTTCGTTGACGACGTCCGAATGGAAGGACTTTGGGTATAATCGTACCAAAAGCTTTCAAGCTGCGAAGCAACTGGTAGATTCACTGGGTTGGGATGCCACTCAAACGTATGGACTTTTGCTGGACGCAGATATGGTGTTCGTAGAAGGAACCTTGCGAAAGGAAGTACTCACCGAAGTTGGATACACATTGGTTCAATGCGCAGGAAATCTAGAATATCCAAATTGTCGTCTTATTCGCATGGATCACAACTGGGTTTGTCGTGGAGTGACCCACGAATACTGGGATGGACCTACAAAGGCACTTCCAACGTCTGTCGCATATATTCAGGATATGAACGATGGAGGGTGTAAGGCAGATAAATTTATACGAGATGCGATGTTGTTAGAACGAGGATTGGAAGAGGAACCTACCAATGGACGGTATATGTTCTATCTCGGCCAGACCTACAACGCATTGGCTCGGTATCGGGATGCCATTCGTATGTACAAGAAGCGAATTGCCTTAGGTGGGTGGTTTGAAGAAACATGGTATTGTCATTACATGATCGCACAATGTTATCAAGGATTAGATGATTCTGTTCGGTTTGAGGCATGGATGTTGCGTGCTCATCAGTATCGTCCAGAACGAGCAGAGGCCTTGTACAAACTCACCAAACACTTTCGTCAATTGGGACATCACTACAAGGCATACTTTTATATGCTGAAAGGACGAGGATTATCACAGCCAACAGATTCGCTGTTTTTAGAAACCGACATCTACAATGGATTGTTTGACTATGAAAAGACCATTCTGGATTTCTATGTTGGCAAACGGGAAGAAGGATTGCGCGATTCTATGAAGTATCTTCTTCAGAAGAAGGACTTTGTAGAGAGTGTATTCTCTAACTTACCCTTTTACATCACACCTCTCAAAGGAACGATTCGCAACCATCCTATTCTTCATGATGTGTTTGGATACAATTATCATCCTACGTCCACCTGCGTCTTCAATTGGAAAGGAACGCAATACCACAACGTACGCTTTGTAAATTATGACATTGACCATACCAATGGATCGTATATGATGAAAGAAGGTAAGTACGCAGATCATCACAAGGTACGGACACAAAATGCAGTATGGACTCCTCAGATGACGATGCAAATGCGAGATGAATCTGTTTCTCTTCCTCGGTTGGACAAACGTATTCTTGGTTTGGAGGATGTACGTGTTTATACGAACAAATCAGGAACTCTTTGTTTCACTGCGACGACTGCGGAGTATTCGGACAAGATCCGTGTTCTTCAGGGAGAATATGATGTTGAAGGAGGCAACTACGCGAATTGTCGCGTACTTGAATCACCAACGGATCAGGAGTGTGAAAAGAATTGGATTCCTATCAATGACACGGACGATGTTATTTATCGCTGGCATCCCCTTGAGATTGGAAGCTTCAAGGAAACTTCGTTGTCTCTCCATACAAGCCATTCCACTCCAACGTTCTTCCGCCATTTGCGTGGATCTGCAGTCCCTCTGCGGATGGAAAAAGAGTTGTGGTGTTTAGTCCATTTTGTAGAGCATACATCTCCTCGTAAATATTACCATATGTTTGTATCGTTGGACGCAGAAACCTACAAACCGAAGGCAATCTCACTTCCGTTTGTGTTTCGGTCTAGAACAATTGAGTACTGCATTGGAGTGTCCAAGACCTCTTCTCATCTTGAATTCATCTTTTCTACGATGGACGCCAATCCATGTGTCATGGAAGTTCCTGTGGATCAGATGGAATGGATTCAGGTATAAAGATGACGCCACGATTCATTCGCATGTTTTGTGTTTGTATCTTCCAAGATGTGCTTGGCAAGTTCGGTCTTAATTTCCAGAGGGAATTTGAGCTTGGTATAGAACTTGTAGGACTTCGCAGTTTCTTCATCTGCGATACGCAGGAGATTAATCCGTGTAAGGAGGGTTTCCATAGAGCGCATAAGCGTTCGGACACCTTCTTCTTCCTTGGAATACTCAGAGATCAAGAACTTAATCGCTTCTTCTGAAATTGTTACATTGTCCAACTTTACACGCTCAATCATCTGAGGCCAGACGTATTGCGTGAGAATGATCTTCTTCTCATCTGCTGTGTATCCGGAACAATGAATCACCTGCATACGATCCTTGAGAATGGGATGAACCTTCTCTTCATCATTGAAGCTGAACACAAAGAGGCACTGAGACAAATCAAAGTCAATTCCTGCGAAGTAGCGGTCATGGAACTGGCTGTTCTGAGTGCGATCGGTCATGTGAATGAGCATGGATACGATTTCCTCACCATGAGGAGTGGTAGACACCTTGTCCAATTCATCAAAGTACATGACTGGATTCATACAGCGAGCTGTCATCAAACTATCTGCAACACGTCCCCATGTAGATCCTTCGTATGTATAGGCATGTCCAACAAAGTTCGCACTATCCGCTGCTCCTCCCAAACTGAAGAACTCAAAGGGACGCTTGAGGACTTTCGCAATTCCATTCTTCGCAAAGCTTGTCTTTCCTACACCCATTGGACCACGCAATGCGATCACATTGCCAACCGATTGAGGATTGGAAATCCATTGGGCAAGAATTTGCATAATCTGGGTCTTGGCTGAATTCATACCATACACTGCTCCATCTAATGTCTTGCGTGTTTCGGAAAGGAACTCTGCACATGGTTTGGGTCCATCGTCAATCTTCACAGGCAGAGGAACGGTTGTTCCAAAGGGAATACGAAGGAATCCTTCTACCCAAGCCCGCAATTTATGACCTTCTCCGCCATCGGACTCCATCTTGTCCAACAAATCAATCTTCTTGATGACGGTTGCCTTAATGGAATCAGAGATAGGCAAATCAAGCACACGAAACTTGAACGGTACATCTCCATCGCTGACAAGTGTTGCGAGTTGCTTCATCTGCTTGTTGAACTTTTTCTGTTTGGATTTGGAGAGATCATCAAAGTACTCTTGCTCTTGATCGTTCAGTTCCAAGGCAGGTTCATCCTCCGATTCTTCTTCCTTCTTCTTTGATTTCCGACGTTTGCTCGCAGGAACGTACTTGTTCGCAAGATAGTCCAGAAATCCACCAACTGCTTCTTCTTCCTCTTCCTCTTCAATGTCATCTTCGTCTTCCATCAGATCGTCATCAAATTTGCGGTTATCAATTTCAATCTTCACAACACCATTCTTGGGAATTGGAATTGTAATGGACTGAGGAGGACTGTCGTCTTCTTCCTCTAGATCTTCGTCCTCGTCTTCTACAGAAGTATCCACGTCCTCTTCATCCTCTTCGGGAGGTACATAGTCCTCGTCCTCGGACTCATCTTCAGTGTCGGTGTCCTTGAGGGTTTCGTCCTCCATCCACTTGACCGACGTATCGCGTTTCCGAAGGTTGTAGCGGCGGGGCATTCCTTGTTGCCCCCCAAGAGGAAAAACCAGGACTTTTTCGTTTTCTGCCTTCATAACAATGGAAGAGGTGGTCAAAATAGCAGAAGAGCTAGAGCAGGAGAACAACCGCCGCATGGCGGCCGACCCACTCGTTCAATCGGCCCTGAAAGTTGTAGAAGATTTTTTGAAGACACATTCAGTGCTTTGTTATGGTGGAACGGCCATCAACAACCTTCTTCCACCCGAGGATAGATTTTACAATCCAGAAGTAGAAGTTCCGGACTATGATTTTTTTAGTCGGACTCCTCAAGAACATGCCATGTTTCTAGCTAACAAACTGAAAGAGATTGGAATCAAAAACATTGAGGTAAAGCCAGGAGTCCATTTGGGAACATTCAAAGTGTTCGCAGATTTTGAAGGTGTTGCGGACATCACACATTTGGAATCTCTTGTATTCGATCGTCTCTGGGATGAAAACGTTACTCGCAACGGAATCCATTATGTGAGTCCCGATTTCTTGCGGATGTCCATGTATTTGGAACTCTCTCGTCCTCGCGGAGATGTGTCTCGTTGGAAGAAGGTCTATGAACGTTTGCTACTGCTCAACAAACATTACCCAATTCAATGTAAGGCAGGAAAGACAAGTCCTCATCCAGAAATTGAAAAGGAGCGAAAGAAGGAATTCCGTAGAATTTTGACAGAAGAACCCGTTGTTCTATTGGGAGCTACTGCAGCAGAAGTTCATTTGGAGAAAGATCTGACCACACCTGCGATGTTTCTTGCTGAAAAGGAAACCATTGAGAAACTCACAAAAGGTAGAACAGTTCAGTTCTATGAGGGGTCTGAGATCTTACCTCCTTTGTACAACGTAATTGAAGAAGATGGATCTGTTCAATTTAAATTTTATGAAACAACTGCTTGCCATAGTTATCATAGCATTCCTGGAGGAGGAAAAGTTGCCAGCATTCCTACCATTCTTCAGTTCTTCTTCGCATACATCTATTCTGCGAAGGGGTCTTCTCAGAATGTCGCAAATACGTTATGTATCGCGCAACGAATGGTGGATCTTGCCTCTCACAAACCCAAACGGCGATTTGAACTCTTGACTCCCAAAGATTGTATTGGGATTCAGGAGACCAAGACGGACCTCCGTAAAAATAAATCAAAGCTCTACGAAGAGCTGTCTAAAGATAAGAACTCAGCGGAGTTCATTCAGTACTTCTTTACCTATGATCCTCATGTAGATGTAAAAGAACGCAAGAAAATCAGAGAACGGCTACGCAAGACCCGCAGGGCTAGGACCGAAATGTAAGGACTGCTGAATACTGATAGGGCAATCCTGTACATGTGCTACAATCGGACAACGATATATCGCGACGACCAACTTCCTTGATTCCTTGGATAAACTGAAGATAGTCCCCATAGCTATTCGGAGTGCGGTTCCGATACGCGTTCGCACTCAGAGGAGCAAAATTCTGATACATTTCCTGTACCTGAAGACGCCGAGTCGCATCCGATGCGTATTGAACACGGATTCCTGTAATTCCAGAAACATCAATTCCACGTCTTCCTCCTGAACTCATTTACTGATTACTTAGAATTTAAGCGTCCAGTGTACCAAGTGATATCAAAATAGTTTGGAGATGCTATCTTTGGTTCCATGTCAGGAGGAGGAGTTTCCTTTGACATGGTGCTAACCTCTGCGTACGACAGAGAACGAGGGTAATAGGAAATGTTTCCAACGACTCCATTCCAACCATCTCCAACTTGGAGTTTGTCTTCCGTCAGATCAGGGAGTTGAGACAACGTATGATGTTGACGCAAGATTCCGTTAATGTAGATATCCACTGAATTCTGGTTCACAACGAGTGCAAGATGAACCCACTTTCTCGCAGGAATGTTTGGAATCAGAATAGCTTCTGTTGTTCCATAGGTCTTCACGCGAACAAGCAGGGAATTGGAGGTAGAATCCAAATACACACCTGGGGCGTCTCCCTTGGAAAGGATTGTACGCTGCTGACCATATCCGTAAGAGAAATCCTTCACCAGAATCCACATCGCGTAGGAATAGGTTAATCCTTCTGGTTGATTGAAGGATGATTTCAGTTCATAAGGAAGCACGGTCTTCGTCATCCCTGATTGTGATCCTGCGACAAGTGTACTCGCATCTGTCTCCTCTCGGTCGTATACTACAAAATAGACAACCAGAGCAACAAGTGCGAGGATTACTAGGATAGAAAGTATCCACATTATCTTTTATACAGAAAGGAAGCCATTGCGACCTAGGCGCAGAACTGGAATTTTTGGACCTGATTCCGGAGGACGTTCGGTATTTTCCATAACTGCTCCATTTGGAGTGAAGATTGCCTTCAGCATGGTCTCATAGGTTGTTGTTTTCTGTGCGTCCAGTGTACCTTGGTGTATAGTGCGACTACCCATATTGTACAAATAATGAATCCTATTGTCTGAAGACACATACTCTCGTGATAAGAATCCTGTCTTAGCAAGACGAAGCGTCCAGTCAAGGTCTTCTCCATACGTAGCATCACGGAAACTAATGTTCTTCGCAACATCTGTAAGTATTGGGTTCAAATGATTCGGTGGACGAAGAAATCCAGTATCGTCAGCCATAAATCCACTCAATTTGTTCGAGATGCTATGTTTGAATGTATACTTGTCAATTTTACCACGAAGATACATCACGTGGTAATTTCCACGAATCGTTTCTGTAATATCTTGGACATATTCGTCGGTGATATCATCGTCGTCATCAATGAACGACATATATTTACCCTTTGCTCCTTGAAGGAGTTCTTGACGCTTGTTCCCAATGCTCATTTCTTTGTTGTCAAACCGAATACAGAACTCTACGCGTAACTGAGGAGACAAACGTTGAAGTTTTTCGCGGATAGATGCGATCAAGTTGCGAAGGGATGTTTCACGACCAGGAATGGTTGGAATGAGAATAGACCAATCATAGGAGTACGATTTGCGAGAAATGTAGGTATACATGTCTTCATTCCAATAGGCCTGATTTGTTTGGTACAACTTGTCCATTCGCTGTGCGAATCCTGTTCCTGGATGCTCGTGGCGAATGATACAATAGGGAATGTATGCACATTTGTCCTTGTATTCGGCTCGGCATTGATCTGTGAGCTCAGTATCACAGAACAAGCTCTTGTACAATGGATTGTACATGTATCCCTGTCGTTCGTAGAAGGCACGACCATAGACAGACAATGTATTCAATTTGTCTCCTTGGTGTCCATCGTTAAACCACAGAATACCATCTCGATCTGGAAATTTCGCGAGCATATGATTTCGGATGACTTCATCATATCCCCGAATTTGTGGGATCATGTCGTCCGACACCAAAACGACAATGTCCCAATCCCAATCAATCTTGTCCATATCCGCATTACACGCTTGAATCTTCGTCCTATTTGGACTATAGAAGATGTTACTCCAGGCACATCTACGGAGAAGAGATTGAAGTTCTACTGGATTTTTCATTAACTCGTCATCCGTATCGCAAGATACTGCGACTCCGAGTTGTTCTAAGGATGCTGCGAGACGAATATAATTTTGAAGCGTTTCAAGTACTTTCTGTGGACGAGAACGTGTTGGGCATTTCAACAATATCTTCATTTGATTCTTAGAGGGTATAACTGCTTAATTCCTTTCCAGCTTTATCAAGTGTGCTGAAACGGAACGTGTAGCCAAAGAGAGTTATGAACGCAGAGTCCTGGTCTACTCCCGCAGAAGTTGGAGTAGGTGCCTGGCAATTTGTACCCGCAGCAAAGAAGGCCTTCGCATCGTCTGGAGTCAATGCGTTCGTGTACGTATGGAGGTTACAGACAGATCCAGAGAATCCACCATTGTCTCCAATGACCAAATCACCTACGATTGGTTTTGGAACACCTGGCAATACACAGGACTTCACAAGACGTCCGTTAATGTAGATGTCCACGTTACGTTGGAACACGGTCACGGACACAGAGAACCAAGATTGGAGAGGAACGTTCTCAACCGAGCATAGGAAGGAATCACCTGTACTATTCGATGTAGGAACAGACGCAGCACCTCCTCCTGGAGTGTTTGGATAGATCGCAACACGTACTTGAATGCTATTGTCGGTTGGATGAAGAGTGATGTACGGGCTTGAATCTGTTCCGCCAGAAGATGCGATTCGCTTGACAATTTCCTTCTCCTGAGAGAACTTGTAGTCCCAATCCTTAATGAACATCCAGAACTGGATACCATAATCCGTACCATTTCCAGCAGGAGCATCCGCAGCTGAAATTACCTTCTTTTGCGTTCCATCCACTGGGCTTGGAGTTGTATCTCCAGATCCCGAAACCGAGGAGAAAATAGATTCCTGTCCAGTCCTTTTCCGAAGATAATTGTAGAAAGTGACTCCAACTATCAATAAAACTATACCTCCTACGACCGCAAGAAACGTAGACGAAAGACCACTGAACAATGCACTGACTGGTTTGGCAATTGAAGAGGCAGTGCTTGTAGAAGGAGCCGGAGCTGGAGCAGGAGCTGGAGCCGGAGCAGGGGCTGGAGGTTTTGAGCTGAATAAACTGAACATACCACCCATTTATGTTAAGGAAGGAACTTTCTCAGGAAGGATGTATCCTATACAATGGAAAAACGGACCCCAGTCCCGCAACGACAACCTCAAGCAACCTTGATGTATTGTAATAATTGTGGTGGAAAGGGACATTTGTTTCGTATGTGTAAAGACCCAGTTCTCTCCTGTGGTATCCTTCTATTGAATGCGAACAAGATGCCGGTCGATTGGAACAATACATCTCTCCTTATGATTCGCAGAAAAGACAGCATGAGTTTCGCAGAATTTATGCGTGGAAAGTATGATCCCAAAAATTTAGAATATGTAGCCACCTTGGTTAAAAACATGACCTTGAAAGAACAGGCACTTCTCGCTACAGAATCCTTTGATACGCTATGGAAAACACTTTGGGGAGATGATCGGTCTATCAGCGACTATACACTTTCAAAGGAACGATTCTATTCCTTAGACCGAGTTTCACTGATGCGAGATAACTTGTCTATCTATACAGAACCCGAATGGGGATTTCCAAAGGGAAGACGAATGAGAGGAGAAACAGATCTAGCGTGCGCAGTCCGTGAATTCTTTGAAGAGACCAATGTTCCTCGCGAGGCCTATATTGTTCTGAACAATCTGATGTTGGAGGAAACCTTTACAGGACTCAATGGAATTCGCTACAGACATATCTATTTCATCGCATTGCTCAAAACACCCGAGCTTGTGAATTTGAATCAGAGATTTACTGCCATGCAACGCCGAGAGATCTCGGGAATTGCGTGGAAGACATTTGAAGAGGCAAGGGCACTCATACGTCCTCACCATATAGAACGTCTCAGTATGTTGAATCAACTCCGTTCGGTCACAGAAACATTTGAAACCGATTAAATCCGGAAGTTGGCGAAATAAATCATAATTGAGTACGAGACGACTGAAATTACAAAGATCCAAAACCAAAGTGGAAATACAGTGGCTTCTTTGTCCTGCGTTCCGAAGGGGCGAATCCGTCCCTCACGCCCAAATGCAATGCTGGGCTTGACATACAAGAACGCAGCCATCAAAAACAAATAGATACTAACCATCCAGATCCGGTGATTTTTCCGTATGAAGGGTTTCATTATAAATCCTAGGGAGAAACAATGGCGAGACCGTACGTTCTACCGAATCGCAAGGCATTTGCCGATTCTGTGGCTCGCATGTTTTTAAAATACAGGGTTCCTCCTGAAACCGAGGAGGACAAGGATATAGATGTCTGTATTCAGAGAGATACGGGAACACGCGAACTACTGCCTCACCAGAAAATAGTTCGTGACTACTTGTCCATTGAAACTCCGTATCGTGGAGTTTTGTTGTACCATGGACTCGGATCTGGTAAAACATGTTCTTCTATCGCAGTTGCAGAATCGCTCTTGACAAACCGGACGGTGTATGTTATGTTGCCTGCGTCTCTTCGTCAGAACTACAAGAACGAAATTCGTACCTGTGGCGCGCCTATCTATACACTTGATCATCACTGGAGACAACAGGCATTGACAACCGAATCACGGAAGACCGCAAACTCTCTCGGTCTTTCGGACGCATTTTTGGATCGCCATGGAATGTTTTTTACATCTGTTCCCGGTGAGAGTCCAAACTATTCTACTCTTCCCAAAACGGCAAGGGATGTTCTTTCTGCGCAATTTGATGATCTGATTGAAAAGAGATTCCGATTTATCTCGTACAATGGTCTGTCGTCTTCCAACATAGACAAGTACGCACCGACAGAAGGACCAAATCCATATGAGAATAGCGTGGTCATCATTGATGAGGTTCATAACTTTATCTCTCGCGTCATCAACGAATCGCAATTAGCAGGTCGTCTGTATGATTTGCTGTACCGCACAAAGGATTGTAAAGTTGTAGCACTTTCGGGCACGCCAGTGATTAACCGGCCAAATGAAATTGCGTTTCTCATGAATCTGTTGCGTGGTCCAATTGAGCAATATACGATTCCCGTCAAGACCATCGCAACATGGGACGAGGAAAAGATGAAGACAGTTCTTCGTACCATTCCTGACGTAGATACGATTGAGTTTAATTCGCTCAAGAAGTACATTCTTCTTACACGGAATCCACCTCAGTTCCGAACGGTGTATAACGAGAAAGGAGATCGCATCGCAGTTCAATACAAAGAAGACATCAAATATATTCCTGCTCCAGTGGATTGGGTCATGAGTTGGAAATCTGAATTTGAGGAAAAGATGGGAGGAGCAGAACTTTCTGCGGAACGTACGGTTGTAGATTCACTTGAATGCCTTCCTACCGATTACAATGAGTTTTCGTCTATGTTTCTGGAAGGTCTTCAGATTAAGAATCCGGGATTGTTCGCTCGTCGTATTCAGGGCTTGGTTTCCTATTTCAAAGGAGCAGACGAACGGATGCTTCCAAAGGTCATTGATGAAGACCAAATGCTTCATAAAGTGGAGATGTCAAATGAACAATTCAATTACTACCTGACAGTCCGCTTTGAAGAAATCAAGCAGAACAAGAAGAAGGCAAATATTGGAACGAAAGACGATGAAATGAAAACGTTTCGCGTGAATTCTCGGTTGGCATGTAACTATGCCGTTCCACCTGATCTGCGTTCGTTGGCAAAAGACGAAGCCAAAGTGGAATTTGCTCCAGCACAGGGTGAAAAGATGAGCAAATCTGCTTACTCAAATATGTTGATCCGATCAAAAGAGCTTATTCTGGATAAACTCAAGGCAGAACCAGATCGGTATTTGTCCGAGGCAGCATTGAAGCAATTCAGTCCAAAAATGTTGGAGATGTTGAAAGCAGTCAATGGGGACAAGTGGAAGAATCAGTTCGTCTATTCGCAATACCAATCTCTTGAAGGTCTTGGTCTCTTCAGTGCAATTTTACAGCACAATGGTTGGCAACGATTCCGTATCAAGAAGGGAGAGAATGGACTCTGGGAAGTAGATGGAACCATGGATGCAGAAAAACCTGCGTATGCCATGTTTATTGGAGGAACGGGGGAGAACGATACAGAGCGTGAATATCTTCGTCAGATTTTCAATGGAAGGTATGAATCGGGGTTTCCTCCTAGTTTGAAGGCATCTGTGGAAACCATGCCTAAGAAGCTCCTTTGTTTGTTTATGGCATCGTCGGCAGGAGCAGAAGGTATTACGCTTCTCAATGTACGTCATGTTCATATCATGGAACCTCACTGGAATCCAGCTCGTCATGAACAAGTGATTGGACGCGCAGTTCGTATCTGCTCTCACGCAGGATTGCCTCTTGATCAACGAAATGTACGCGTGAGTTTTTATGTCAGTGTCTTCAGCGACAAACAAGCATTGTCTACAGAAGAAGCCAGCAATGTGGTTGCTGTTCGTCGTACAGATATGATGATGAAGAAGTATGAGAAAGATGAGAAGGAAACCTTTATGTCCACAGATGAGTATCTGTATGAGATTTCATATGAAAAGGTTGTTGTAAACAAACGTATTTCTACGTTGCTCAGACAAGCAGCCATCGACTGCGAAGTTCATCGGAAACTTCATAGTCGTGACCAACCTATCACCCAATGTATGCGGTTTGATAGTGGAGTAAATAGTGAAGATTTGGCATTCAAATCAAATATTGCGACAGACGATTTGGATTCAACCATTGAACGGAACATGCTAAAACGCCGTCGGAAACTTCAGCGTGTGTCTGTCAAGGGAATGGTGTTTTATTTTGACCCTCTCACAAATGAGTTGTTTGATGATCAGGCCTTTGAAGATAACTATCGGTTGTTGAAAATGGGAGAACGTGTATCTCCCACTCAAATTCGTTGGCTCATGATTTAAGCACTCATGACATCCTCCAACCAGTCATCGCAGACAGCTGCCCATGTCTTGAACTTGTGGGCTCGTGCAGCTTCCCGCATCTCAGGAAGGCGCTTGGCTGCTGATTCCATTGCAGCTGCCACATCGTCTGGATCAAAGATAGGTGCCCAACCACCCATAGGCATGCCTCCCGAGAAATAGGTCTCCATCTTTGAAGGAATAAAGGTGGCTACCGAGTCATTCAAGAAAGACCGGTAACTTCCCACATCCGTTACAATCTGAGGAGCACCTACGAACAAGTGTTCCAATTGACAGAGACCAAACCCTTCTCCATCGGATGTATTGACTCCGATATCGGTTGCGTTGTAGATTTGATTGATACCATCGTCGCTGATTGGGGTCTGTGAGGTATCTACGAGAACAAGACGAGTAAAGAGCACTTCAGGAAGCTTGAGCTTTGAGATCTCTCGCATATAAATACGCTGAATGTCGTAATATGCTCCTGTTTGAGGATTCACACCCGTTGCGAGAACGAGATACGCATTCTGGTTCTTCGTGAGATACCTTGCGAATCCCTGAATACAGACATCCAATCGCTTGCGTTGGCTGTTGCGATTTCCATTGAAGAACACTACCGCATCATCTGGAATTCCCATGGACTTGCGAACAGATTGGCGAACATCTCCTGGAAGACGACTGAACACCGTTGGATCAACTGCGTGCTCAAGAACACGTGCGTCTGGGAACGAACCATATTGCGACAGCTGTTCCTTCCAGATATCCGTAAAGCAATAGATACGATCTGCATGCTCACGAATCTTATCCATCAAAGGACCTGCGATTCCTTGGTACACCTGATCCAAGTAGATCCACAGCTTATACTTGGAACTTGCCTTGTCGTGCTTCATTGACTCAATAAAGCGGTACACGATAAGAGGATCATTGTAGATCATGACAACATCAGGACTCACCATCTCCAAATAGTCATGAATGCGATTAAATCCAAATCCCTCTTCCTTTGGATCCTCGTTGGCAGCCGCATCGTATTGAACAATCCCTGCTGGAAGCTTACGAATTCCTGCTGCATTGGGATGGCGTTGGAATCCAAAGTGGAATGTCTTCACACGAGGAGAGAGAGTTGAGAGCTGCTTCAGTAAGTTGAATGCAACCTTTGAGTATCCAATAATCTGATCAGTATGCGTGCTTACGAGGACGAATCTCATTTGTATAGTTTGAACACCCCGTCTATAAATAACATGTCTTGATACTCTACAAATGCAGGTGAATTCCGCACAAGATTATCTGACGATGCGCAAGCGCCAGATTGTCGCATCTACGTATAGTTCTACTCCCCCTCCTCAACATTTGAAGTTTCCATCTGTTCATCGGTTGGTCGTTGCGAACGGAGCAACCCAACGTCAGCGGTTTGTACTGCCATCACCGGGCGCGTGGGGAAGTGCTCCAGGTACTGCCACCTTTTCAAACTGGTGTACAACCTGTGAGCCGTATACAGGAGTGTTTAGTACTTCCAATGTCAAGGATAGCAACATTCTTCGTCGCGATATAGGTCTACCTATGAGTGTTCATGCTGGAATTGTTGGTTAAAGAGTATGGAGTCGCCCATCCCAGTGTGTGTCCAATGTATCTTAGGGTTCACTGGTTTAGTTATTTATCTACGCTTTCTCGCTTTGATTGAAGAAAATAGTTAAGAGGTTAATACAAATGCCTGGTGGTCTAATCCAACTGGTTGGAGTAGGTGCTCAAAATGAATTGGTAAATGGAAACCCTTCCATGACTCATTTTCGGGCTGTCTATCGTCGTCATACGAATTTCGCAATGGAATCCATTCGGCTTTCCTTCACGAGTTCCAATTTGGAATTCTCTGTTACACAAAACAGGACATTGACGTGTCGGATTGATCGGTACGCACAGCTCCTTCACGATACGTATTTGGTTCTCACGCTTCCGGACATTTGGTCTCCCTTGAAGCAAGTAACTACGCTTCCGACTGGGTATGAATCTGGATCGGGTGCAAATGCAATCGGATATGAGTTTCAGTGGATTGAAAACATTGGCTACAACATGATTGATCACGTAGATCTGGTCATGAATGGTCAAGTCATTCAACGCCTTCGCGGAGAGTGGCTGAAAATGTACTCATATCTCACGCATGACAGGAACAAGCGTTTGATTGTAGATCAGATGGTCGGAAATGTACGTGATATGTATGATCCCGCAAATGCATACGACCGTCTCAATCAATATCCTCATGCAATCGCAGGCCTTACAACTCCTTCCACTGGACCACAGACAACCATTCCAGAACCAAGTATTCGCAGTCGCCAATTGGTTGTTCCTCTTCACTTCTGGTTCTGTGAGAACCCAGGTACGGTTCTTCCTCTTGTCGCACTTCAGAACGCAGAGGTTTTTATCAATGTGACCTTGCGTCCCTTGAACGACTTGTACACAGTGATCAATGTACAAGAGGGAACACCTACGTATGGTGAGCGAATCAAGCCCACGGGAGACGCATACACTGCATTGAGTTTGTTCTTGTCTCCTCCAAACTTGAATGGAACTCCAAGCAATCCTGGTTTGACTACCTTTTTCCCAGATCCATATTTGGAAGGCAACTTCGTGTATCTCACGGAAATGGAACTCAATCAGGTTGCACGTGCCGACACAACCATTCTTGTCAAGACATTGCGTTATGTCTCCAAAGAGGGTCAATTTGGAGCGAACAGCGACCTAGAGATTCCATTGTTCAATTTGGTCACACGCATCATTTGGGCTTCTCAGAGATCCGATCGGATTCTAGTGAACGATTGGGACAATTACACAAACTGGGAGAATCGGAATCGTGCTCCTTGGGATGCTATGTCAACAAGTGGAATGACGGAGATTTATGCCTCTGGTCAGAGACAGGTAAGTTCTGTGTTTCCACGTGAAACAATCGCAGACGCAGTTTTGTTGTTGGACGGAAAGGAGAGATTCCAAACGAAACCAACCAGTTACTTTTCATTGCTTCAAATGTACCGCCATACAACTGGTGACCCTCCTTCGTTGCCAGGTGTATATATGTACTCGTTTGCATTAGACCATGACCAATACCAACCCTCTGGTGCTTTGAACGGAAGTGCATTCAACAAGGCAATTTTGCGTCTCAATATGCAACAACCTCTTCCACAAGCAACGTCTACCACCAACACAACTACCGTTTGCGTGCTCAAATCAACTGTCTTCAGTCCAAATCCAACGGTTATACCTGCTGGTCAGATCGGACTTTACGATCCATCTGAAGTTGTGACAGTAGTTCAGACCAATGATAACATTTTGTTTGTGTACACCTACAACGTTGGAGTATACGTGGAATCCATTAACTTTTTGCGCATCGTATCCGGTCTGGGCAATCTTGTGTTCGCATCATAACAATGGGAGTTACAATTGAATCCGCATATCTCGGGGATGAGCGGTCTCGTACGAGTGTGCTACAGAGTTTACGTTCTTACATGTCTTCCGATGGAAGTATTTCTGTTCCTGTGAATTCAGGACTGATTCCAATTCTTCAAGTGGGAGGTAAAATTGAACTCACGGACAAAGAAGTCAAGAAGGCACGGGATATGGCAGAAGATGCGTGTGGAGGTGCTACGGACAAAACATGTATAGATGTGAAGCAACAAGCGTTTCAACGTCAACTTCTAGATGAGAAGGAACGACAATCTCAATCAACTGCGAACATTATCAAGGGACGGAAATTGACTGTTACGGTTGTGGATGAAACTGGGAAACGAAAGACATTTGAGGTTCCAGAAGGTCAGACGTTTGAGTACGGAAAGCCAAAGAGTTCTCCTCCTCTCAAGTTAGAGAAATCATTCTTTCCATCCTTTACATTTGGAAGTTTTACGTTTATGGTCGTGAAGTATATAGCTACTTTCGCGGGAACCATATTGTACGTCGCAAGTGTTTTTATTACATACAATACCTTCAAACAAGAGCAGTATATAACCGGGAAGTATATCGCAACCGCGCTTTCAATTGTGTTTCCATTCATAGGGTTTTTCGGTGCATTTGGTTATCTTGCCCTTCGGACTTGGATTCAAAATATACCGACACCTAGATAAGATGATTGAACCACGTTGGTTGTTCGCAGGAGTTATTGTCGGTCTTTTGATTGGAACGATCTCAGTTCCTCCTACTCGGAAGGTTAAAGTCCTTCCTCAGCCCTACGATGAAACGCCTTATCACACAGAAACAGGATGTGTACGATTTGTTTCTGTAGAAGTTCCGTGTACCGCAGAACCCGAATCGTTGAATTTGTTGGCCAATAAACAATGAACTTCGTCACAGGAGAACGAGTCGCCAATGCCCTTCACAAGGCAGGTGCTTTCTTTTCGTTCATCATAGGTCTTGGGCTTTCTGTTCTTATCTTTCATCGGAACTTCTCCTCTATTCGTGTTCCTGCTCTTCCTCTCAATGAAATTACAGATAAAACCGTAAAGGTAGATGGAAAATGCTTCCAATACCGCGTGGAAGATGCGTCATGCGAAACCTCCTCTTTTACATAAAACAATGGACGACGCAACTTCATTGGACGCATTGCTTCCCTCTCCTCAGGGCCCTCAATCTCAACCACCTATCGTTCCTATGCCAAGTGTTCCCACCCCAGGACATTCGGCAATGGCACCTTCTTTCAAGCCAAGCTTACCTGCGATGAGATTTATGTTCACGCATACAACTATGTACATCGCAATCTTTTTGGCAGGAGCGATTATCTCGTTGTCTACTCCTCGTAGCTTGCTTCTTCAGTATGTACCCAATGCGTACACATCTGGTGGCGTTGTGAGCTGGACAGGTGCTGCTGTTCTTGGATTGGCCTGTGTGGTGTTGACAAACTTCTTGAATACATTCCTCTCTGGATTCCTTGGTTAAGCTTAGAAACAACCTGCGCATATACACCAATGTTCTGGGCAAAACCTGATTTTCTTCGACAACATCCTGCTTGGTTTCACTCTCGTATCTTAGTTGGACCAGGGGCATATTTGACTCCACAATTCGTTCTTGACAATGACATTACGCATGTCATTAACTGCGCCCAACAGGAAGATTCTCCTGGTTGGTTTCGGTTTGCTCGTCCCGAACAATACGCATGTATGAATGCGGTTGATCGTCCGGATGCGAATATTTTAGATTGGTATCCTTTGTTTGAAGACACTCTTCGCAAGTTTTTACGCGATGGGCATGGTGTTGTCTACGTTCATTGTCAGGCAGGAATGAATCGGAGTGGATTTCTTGCGCTTGCCTATGTATGTAAGAATTTGTCACTTTCCTTAAGCGATCTTGTTCCTGTTGTCAAACGCCAACGTCCTTGTTTGTTTGGAAATCTAGTTTATATGGACCAAGTACGAGAATTCATAAATGGACGTATTCAGAGTGAGGAAGATTCGTGATACGCCCTCCAATGTAGCTACCACTGGAACACTGGACTCTGTTCATAGAGATATTGTTCAAAACCTTCAGGATCTTACCAAAAACCAAGAAGCACTCCGAGGAGAACTTGAAACGATTCTATCCGAAATCTCTGAACTCCATAAGAAGAATGATCTCGCAGATATTGTACGCGCAAATCAACTTCAGGTTCGTGCCAGAGAAATTGAAAAAGAACTTGCCAGTGGAAATCCTGTGGAAGATTATTACTTGAAAAATATGGACATTTTGATTGACTATTACAAGAAACAGGATTCCATCTCTTCCATTGCCTCTCGTGTTCCCAAAGATACGAATACCTTTCTCAAGTTTTTCAGCGAACAAGTTCCAAGTGACAACGGACCTTCTCGCAAACAGATGTTTGATGAGTACATTCAGCGCATGAAGTTATCCGCTGGACCAGAAGCAGTTCAACGACTGACGGAACATTGTGTTGCGTGTAATGTTGCTCGTGAGGAGATTAGTTCCGAAGGCATTCTGGTGTGTCCCAAATGTGGTTCAGAAGAATACGCATTGGTTGTGTCTGACTTTCCAAGTTTCCGGGATCCTCCCAAGGAGCGGAACAATTATGCATACAAAAAGATTAACCATCTGAATGAGATTCTCAATCAGTTCCAAGCGAAAGAGTCCACCATTATTCCTGAAGATGTCATGAACGAAGTCATTCTTGAAATCCGCAAGAGACGTATCACCAATATCGCAGATCTGACCGAAGAAGATATTCGGCAAATCCTGAAGAAGTTGAATAGGTCCAAGTATTATGAACACAGAGCCCACATCTTATCTCGGCTCAATGGCAATCCACCTCCTACCATTACGCCTGAGATTGAGGAGAAAATTCGAACAATGTTTCAGGAGATTCAGGCACCCTTTTTACTCTACTGTCCCGACGATCGCACCAACTTCCTGAGCTATTCGTATATTTTGTACAAGTTCTTTGAGTTGCTGGAGTTGGATGAGTACAAGGCCTTCTTTCCACTGCTGAAGTCACGCGATCGTCTGATCGCACACGACAATATATGGTCCAAGATTTGCGAGTATTTACAATGGCAGTTCATCAGCTCTGTGTGATGATTTCATCTCTATACCGTATTGCTTCTTCTAATGTTTTCCTTCTACCATAATTTATGGTCTTTCCACCTTTAGTTATAGATATCTTGTATACGTTGCGGGAATTTTCCCAACAAATACCTCTCGTTTCTCCAAAACACACTGCTCTATTGGATTGATTTTCACTTCTCGTTGCCCATCGTAGATTTTCTACACAATTATTTCCAGTATCTCGATTGATGTGATCAACGTGTGGTTTGTTTTCTGGATTTGGTAGAAACGCCATTGCTACAATTCTTGCTATAGCAATGTTTTCGTATTCTTTTTTGGAACTGTATAAACTTACATATTTATACCCAAATTTTCGTACATATGGTTTCAAAATCCAACCTTTTCTACCCATAATATTTCCTTTGTTTGATACTTTATATCCGTCATATCCAACAACATCTTTCCAAATTTCTCCTTCGTTCATTAAAATTCATATAGAAATATTGATTAAATGAGTGTTCAATAATTATTAATTCTTACTCCCTTTCCGTCATAGCACCAAATCTCATAAAGAAATCCTTGCTCTTCAGCGGTTTTCTTTTTGAGTAGAATGTTATCTGTTTTACACTTGTATGTCCAAGTGCTTTTGACCTCTACTATCTTGTTTTCGTGAGGAATGAAGATATCTGGAAAGTGATACTTCTTCTTTCCATCCGTTTCATATTCAATGCGAGGGACATCTTTGCGCTCTGTCTTAATTTGCTCTTCAGTATATACCTTTAACAAATCGGTGAGGGCAAAGGGTTCATATCCCTGAACCTTTCGTATCTCTCCAGAAGGCATTTTGAAGTATTTCCACGATGGTTGTTGCGCTTTTGCAAGAATATCTGGATGTTGGTTTGGATGTTCAACACCATATCTTTCCACTAAAGTATTTGTCATTTTTTGTCTAACTCTCATACTCGACGCCGGTGTATTTCCACCATATTTTTCTTGATTAGTATTGTTCTTTTTTGCAATAATATCTGGATTATGTAATGGAACCTTACTTCCATATAATTCACGCATAGTAGAATCTCGTTTATTCAAAGCACTCGAGATAGTACAGGTATCACATTTAGCACCACACCTCTCTACAAGAGAGCGAAATGGTTTTATATAACTTACACCACATTCACATACAAACTTTATTAATGTATCTCGGTTGAGAGTTTCATAAGATTCCACAAGGACTGCATTTGATTCTATAATAACTTTCTTCAGGAGTGTGTTGTCATATCGTAAAGTTCCTGTTTGACATCTAATACATTTTGCTCCACTAACATCAGCAATTTGCTGAAATACTTTACTACACTGAAGTCCGCACTGACAATTGAATAGTATTCTTACACGTGAATTGAATGTGTCATATTCTCCAATAAGTGTAGCGCCATCTCGTTGGAGAATCTCATCAAGGACTTCTTTTGTAAAGCGTCGTTTGGGCATACGTATTTATTGATATTATTCAATTAATCCATTTTTACACATGACATAGAATACTAATAAATGCAAGACAACTGGCCTGAATTCATCTATGGGCAAAAATCAATCAAGGAATATATTCACATTGTTCAGGAAGAAGAGCGTAATGTAAAAGAAGAGATTGTTGCTCTTTTGCGTTTAATTAAGGATATTGCGAAACACCCTTTCGAGAATCCAGATGAGAACCTTGGTGTTGTCAACGTTATTTGTGAAGCGATTGCGTGTTTGCTTGAGATTGTCTAACAAGATTCGTATCCATCGTGGTCTGACTGACAAGTGAGCGCGGTGGTTCCAACTCGGTGACCAATGTCTCGTGAGATATAGGGTTCTTCTGCTACAGGGCGATCACGTTGTTTAAACTCGGGAATCGGTAGAGTTTCTGTGTTTCCCATGAGAAACAGTAGTGTTTCAATTGGATCGTTATTGTAATACCTCAAATACGCTTTAGCTGTTCCTAACGGAATACAGCCATAATGCGCAACAAAGTTCGCATCTACAGTATCATACTCTTCTAGAGGAGTAGTTCTATACTTTGCTCTAAGAAGTGCGTTCATTGTCCGTCTCCAAACAGGAGAAGACGTATCGTGAAGAAATCCTGCCATCGGGCGAATTTCTTCTCCTAGAATCTGAGTTACTCTATCCGGATTTGGAAATTGAAGTTGAATTGGTGCGTATCCAGGTAAAAGTTGTTGAGGTGCATCTGTTTCAGTAAACACCGTTCGGCACAGCGGACAGCTTGTATTCTTCTTTGACCAAGTCGCAAGGCAACCAAAGTGGAACGAGTGTCCGCAGCTTGTACGCGCGGAACTTGTCGTGTCATCAATCGCACTCATACAAATAGAACAATCCATGTGAGATAGAATAGGATAGAAGCAGAAAATCCGTTTTTATGGAAAAAGTTGATTGTCCAGGCATATTGCGTGGAATACAGACAGCATCATGAGCACGACGACCAAGCTCACTTGTAAACGTTTGACCACATTCTTCACATTCGTATACAACAATTGGGTTCATTTAGATACTATGGTTGTCATAGTTCTAAATGGACGTAAAAATCATAAACGCCCATGGAGTTGCAACTAGTATCGCCTTTAAGAAATATATATTGAGTTGCGACGTTGACTCTAGACAAGTGGTTCTACAAACATGTATCAAGTCATTGAATAATCCGAATGGAACCGAAAAGAAGTTTATCGATTGGCTTCAGAACATCGCAGATATCAACGCAAAGGAAGCTAAAAATCGCAAACTTGAAATTCGCAGGGATGGTAGATGGGATGAACTGCATTATGAATTATCTCAGTGTTTTCGAGTTTGTGAAATTATGAAATTATTTATGATGGGTTAATCAGAATCATCATCTGACCAATCTCTCCGATAATCGCGCTTTGGTTTTCCTAAGTAATTCCCATCCGAATCCGTATACGCATAACACTGAGTTGAATAATGGCCTGGTCTATCACAACGATAACATACAGGTTCCCTACTCCGTTCTGGTTGTTGCCTAGGAATGCACATCTTCTGATGACTCATAAAATCATCAAATACAAGAAACTCACGACCACATTGACATGTTCCTTTAAAGGATGATCTCTTTTTACAATACCTCGCAAAGTGTCCAGATTTACCACATTTATAACATGTATCTGTAGTTGACTTCATTTCATTTCGCAGGACGTCCTCTGTCTCTTCAGAAATGTCCACATGACAATATGAACCACCTCTCACATTTTCCATACCATACTTCTTCATCAAATCTTTCGTCAAATTGTTCTCATCGTGCTCACTTGTGATACGCCTGGTCTCCAGGAGTTTCACAGGTTTGTATTTTTTTGTCCATTCTGCTCCCTTTCCAGAAGCGTGTTGTTCGAAGCGTTTCTTGACATCGGATGTTTTCCCAACGTAGTATTTCCCACCTTCAAGTTGTAAGATATAAAGTTTGTCTTCCATTCTGGTTCATGTATGTTTGGTCTTACTAAATCCGTTTTACGTTGGGTTGGATTAATCATCACCCCAAATACTAGCAGTTATACTCGCTCTTACCTTCTCTGGTTCATCTCCTAAGCATATTTTACATACTTGACGAGGACGATTCCCGATCCATTCCGGATTGTAAGACACTCGTTTACAACAAATGCATGGTAGGTCTTGTTTCCACATACGTTCAGGGCCATATTTCTTTGCTAGAACAGGAATACTTGTTGCCCAAGGTTGATGTTTTACAACACAATTCATACAGAATTTCGAATTGTTGATTCTACAATTGTTAACATACACATCGCTTTCATGATGAAATGCTTCTGAAATGTCATTAGCTTTAACTTCAAACCAAGGTTCTGGACGACAAGTTGTGGAAGTCCTATGTGAATGAACTACTTCAATAATATAACGGATTTTTCCAGAATTCAAGATTGCTACGTCGGCGATATAATCTCCCTTTGGAGACCTATATTCGAGAACAACTTCATCTCCATCTTTATATTCAATTGAATGTTCAACATCTAGTCCACATTCTCCAAAATAATTTTGATTTTGACACGACCAACTAAAGCAAATGGGTCTACGAGAATCAATCCACCTTTTAAGAAGAAGTTTTGCGTGTTTATGCAAGTCGCTTTCTCCAGCAGATGTATTGTAATATGTGCATTTTGTTGTTGGGACATAATGAGCGAAATGAGGCGTTCTTACATCACCTTTACGAAAGATAACGCGTTGATCGCAATCTGCACATATATATTGCCTACCCTTTGATGCATTTTGAGGTAAAACATATACCTGTGTTTCTGTATCAATAGCACCATGTGTTGACATTTTAGATTTAGAAAACGTGCTGAGTATGTAATCCGTTTTTATGACCGCAACCATTCCTCTACCTGATCCCAAAGCTCCTTCTGACTATTAAAGGCAGCTAATTGTAAGCACGTGCGCGTGATCTGATTTCCTTGCCGATCATTGATATCGATGTTCTCAATGATATTGACAAAATTGTCGTTCTTCACAAACTGGGCACACTTGCCCTTGAGAAGAGCGCGCTGTTGAGCAGTCGAACGTAAAAATTTTTGACCTACGACAACGTCCATTATCTATTAACGTATATATATGGTTAAATGTTTTCCAGATCACGTTCATTTAATTTCGCAGACCAAGCAAATAGCCATAACCCAGATTTCGTACACTTATCAATAATCTTAGCAGATAACTTGGACTTATCTCGCAATACCATCTGATCATTTAATCTAACAGTACGTTCAAGTAATTCCGTTGGTTTAATTTGAAGTTCTCTACAAACACGATAGAATTCCGAATCAATAATGTTATAACTGAAATCTGGTCTTTGAGGACGACTTGTTCCCTTCACATGTTGCTTGAATTTTTCGCAGAAGTAATCTACAACTGGCTTCAACTCTTCTACAGTAATAGTTGGAATTGGTTCTACATACAAATCGGGAACAGAAGCAGCATCATTTAAGCGGCGGAACTCCTTCTCAACGTCCTCATCGCTGGAATCCCATAGAATATCTACCAGAATGTTGTGAATTCCCTTTCCTTTAAGACCTTTCAATGCTTCTCTGCGGTGATTTGATTCATAACATACAAGTTCATCATCAATGGATGCAATATAAATAATCCCATCTACTCGCTTTGTTTCTAAAATACCATTCCTAAGATATTCTACTCTTTCTTCGCGGCAAGGACGGTTTTTCTTCCATTTCTTGATAGGAAGTTCTGCAAATTCGTCATAGGTCATCCAGTAAACTGTATGTTTTCCCTGATCTTGATGAGAGACGTTTGGGGATTCTGCGAGGTGATTCTTAATATATTTACTCATTTTCGGCTGAAATAGTTCAGGTAAAACGCAAAAAGATTCCGTTTTTGGTTTGCCAACCCAAATATAGTGACGATCGTCATCACAATACTCCATTATACTACATCCCTCATATCTATGTAATCTTCTTCCTCGTCACGTGGTACTTCACTGTACAGATCTTCTTCAATCGGTTCTTCTAATTGCGAAATCTCCCACATTTGCCGATAGTGATCGGCTTCCAAAATCTCGTCGTAATGTTCCAGTTCTGCGTCTAGAATGTCCCATTCACCATCGAGCTGTTCCAACTCTGTAAGGGTGAGGGACTCGTCAGTCATCCGCTTCTCGATCTCGTTCATTTGGTCCTTGAGGAACCGCATGCGTTCAAGAATTGTATGTGTTTCCATTCCTGAGTACCTATTTATTCATACCTTTTAAATCCGTTTTTAATACTTGGGGAGCATTGGCTTGGCGGCCTTCCAGATGAAGCCAGACACCAAGGCGAACAGGACGGCGTGCGTCACTGCAGGGGAGGTCCAAGGCGTGGAGAGGTTCAGGAGAACGCCAGGAACGAATGCGTAGAAAAGCACGGCAGAGAAAATCAACTTGGCCCACATGGTTTGTCTATTCATCCGAAAATATCTTTATAGACCCAGAGGAGTTTGTCGTCCAAAACTTCCAAGAAGACAAAGATCGCATACAAAAAGGCAACTTGACCCCCCGACGACTCAATCAGATGTTCTAAGGCAGGGCGAACAGGAACAATGGGAATCAAGTACCTCGCGAAGTATGTTACCCAGAAAGCGGTGACAACAATGATTGCCATTTCCACGGAGATGTCCAAGATCTGCTGCCAGCGTGGCAATGCCTCCCACGAAGGATTGTGTTCAGGGAATATGTTCTTCAGCACATACGAGATGGTTGTACCCATAAACAAGTACAACACTGCAACCAATGCAAGGTTTGCAGAGATAGAAAGAACATGGCCACGGATGGAAGGCAACGCGTTGACTCCTGTGTTCTTCATTGTTTACAAGCCAGGGAATTCCATCAGACAAGGTCCATCCGAACGAGTGCCGTCGGGACACTTCTTGGAAACGAAGCCCTCCTTCTTCGTGGCAGTTGACCATTTCCTGTAGAACATAACCAACGAGAGTAGAATTGCAAACAATCCAAATGGAGTTGCAAATTCTTTCATATTCAATTTCTTCATTGTAGAGTTATGCGAATTTTTATTCGACTGCCTCTACAGGTTTACGTTTGGCACAGGCACTGCATTCAGAACCGCCAGAAACCTTCTTTCCGGCTCCCCACCAATAGATGAAAAAAACGATAGATGCGAGAAGAAGGATCCAGAGCCACATTTGTGTATCTCTTAGATTTACAGATGCTTATGAATGCGCACAAGTTTCTTGTGTTTTCGGACCAACCAGTATTGATGAGAAGGAGTTTTATAGACCAAGACCTGAAATACAAATGGGTTCATTTTCATGAACTCTTCAAACACTTCCCATTTGTCCATCGTGAGTTGTCGTTCAATTGGCGTAGTAGGTGGTGCGAGTTCCATGCCATCGATTCCTTGTTCTAGGTTTAGTTCGTTTTTGTCGCATCAAAAAACGGATTTGTTTTGTCCAAATCTATGGATATCTCTCAAATGGACTTAAAACCAATTCTTGACGTAGAGGACTTGCGGTATTGCGCAGAGCATAGCCGTGAGTGGAAGCGTCGTATCAAACGTATTGAACTTTCTCAAAAGACCAAAGTGTCTCGTATTCTGTACAAATGGCGGAAACGACAGGCAGTGTCTCTCGGATATAAATCTGAAGACCCTGACCCCTACAATCCGTCTTACGTGTTCTTCTGCTTAGAAGGAGTCCGCGAGAAATAATGTAATGGGTATTCCTTATTATGTAGCATCTCTCCTTCGTTCTCACAAACACATTCAAAAATCGTGCTCCCGCGTGGAGTGTAATGTTTTTGCGTTGGATTTCAACTGCTTCATTCACACCTACCTCAAGGCAGACAATCCAGTGGGATCCGTCATTCTTGCTCTAGAAGACCTTCTTACGAGAATTGTTCATGCGAAACACATCTATCTCGCATTTGATGGTTTGGTTCCTTACGCGAAGATGGTTCAGCAACGTTATCGTCGTATGAGAATTCAAGAGACAGGTGACTTTGACAAGCATCAAATTTCCCCTGGAACTCCGTTTATGCGCGATCTCGCAGATACAATTCGGTTTCTGTATCCAAACATCATCGTATCGGATACATTAGAAGCAGGAGAAGGGGAGCACAAAATGTTCCAATGGTTTCGGACACTTCCAGAATCTGAACGTTCTTCTATCTGTATCTACGGATTGGACGCAGATCTTGTGTTGATCGCAATCGCACAGAGGCATCTAGGAAACATTGAGTTGTTGCGAGAAAAGGAAGATGGAGAGTTCTCTCTGTTTTCCATTTCAGCATTGGCAGATGTTCTTCCAATTCCAGCAGATGAGTACGTTCGTATGTGTATTCTGAGATTTGGAAATGATTTTATGCCTGCTCTTGCGATGTTCTCTCTTCGCGAAGATGGATACGGACGTGCCTTGTTCTACGCAACCAAACCCGTCCCTTCGGGAGATGAAAAGAAGGTTCTTCTCAAACGAGCCAAAGACACGGATCGTCATATTGTCTCACCGGATGGACACGCACTGGAAACCCGCGTAGGAATTCAATTGATGGATGGAGTTATAAATTGGGAACCTGTTGTCTATGCCTTCTGGAAGACCTACGAATGGACACTTCACTATTTTACTACGTCCGAAGTGTTGGACTGGCATTGGGTGTATCCGTATGCAGAAGCTCCGTTAATGGAAACTCTGAATGCGTACGCTCGTCCCACTGAGTTTGATTGGGAGCATCCAACTCCAGATTACACGCTCCAAGATCAACTTCAGTTTATTTTGCCAACGCGGAGTTTAGGTGAAATTCCTAGTAAATATGTAGATGAACTTTATGTAGAAGAAACCGAAACACGTCATCCTTGGATGAAACGATATGCGTGGGAATGTGATCCATGGGTTTCATTGCCATGGAATTTGACTACCGCAACCGAATGCGACCTCCTACCATTCGGAACCCAGCCCGTGCCTCCGAAGAAGGTTTCAGTTGAACATGTTGAGTAGGAACTTGCGCATTCGCAACTCCATCTTCTACCCATACACGAGGAATCGTGACAGTATCTTCTTGAAGAATGACATCAAACTTGGTGTCAACCTTTGACCAGTAGTCCATTTCAACCTTTCGCATTTCCATAATCTTTTTCAACGCAGTGATCCCCGAGATATCTTGGATCGTTCTCCAATAGCGATAAATATGGTTCAGATACGCAGACCTGTATTCTGCCGCACTTCGTGTTTTGATGTTTGTATGAAGAACGTCCATACATTCAGAAAGTGTAGAATAGACCGGTTTGTG